CAGGGCAAGCTGCGTATGTGGGGTCGCTGGTCCTATATCGGCGGAGGTAGTGCCGGGAATATGTTCAACCAGCTGCTGACCAGCAAAACGGTGAGCAAGACCGCGATCAATGAAGCCCTGCGGCGCATGAAGAAGGCAGGCATATCAAAGCCGGAGCTGGAAGAGTTCCTCCGTGAAATGCTAAACGGCAAAAACAAAAGCAGCCTGGCATTATGCTCCGACGAAGAGGGGTTAAAAATTGATGGGGTTATCAGTGCTGTGCTGACAAGCCAGGGGCATGACGGATTGGTTGGCGTACTGGCACAGCGCTACCGCTGCCGAAAGAGTAAACGGCAGATGGCCGAGGAGCTGCAGGAACAGCACTCAGACTGGAGCTATATGACGTGCCGCCGTCGGATCGATATGTGGTTAAGTCTGGCCGAATCGATGCTATACAGGCCAATGTGTGACGCGTTCGGCACAAATAGTGAAAGATTTTCCTTGCAAAGTGAGCCAGCTGGTGATTGAATTGTGGTAGGCTCGGGGTGTTAAAGCGAACTGAGCAGCAGAAAATATAAGAAGCCCGCCACTGAGCGGGTTTTTTTATGCCCGCAATATCTCAACTCTCAGGCTCGCTTCGATGGCCTACTGCTGCTGTGCTGCTGTTCCTGGTGATGTCCATTAACTTTATCAGCAAATTGATGTCGGTCCTGGCTGGCGGCGTGCTGGCGGCAGGGGCGGTATTCCTGCTCTGGCCACTGCCACAAACAACGAGATAACATTCTTCTAAAGGCGTCTGTTGGGCGTCTTTTACAGTATGTTATTTTCTGACTGTGTTGCTATTTAATTAAGACAATCCGTTACCCACTTTAACGCTGATTCATAGAGCAAAATTTCGTCCACCTCAGCACTGTTCTCGTAAATGGCCACGTACTTATCAGTAAGGAATTTGATAAGTAATTCTTTACTTATTTCTTGCTCAGGATCTGACTGGAAGATATCAATAACAGCCCTTCCGATAATCCAGTCTTCATCATTCATGGCAACTCCAGCGTGAGAAAAAGGCATCATGGCCCTATTCCTACTGTATTGACAGGATTATCACTAAATAGCTTTCTCTCTGCCTCTTTAAAAAGTAGAGGCGCAGCCATGATTTCCTGTGCTTTATACCCTTTTTACTCCACACAGCACCCCGACCTAATCGGAGGTGAGAGACATGTCCCATATGAGCAAACTCGTAACCGGTGTCGCGCTCGGCACTTCCGGCGGCACCATCCTGAATGGTGTTCTGACAAAACTGAGCCCTGATGAATGGAGTGCTGTCGGCGTGCTGGCAGGTATTGCGGGCATCGTCATCACCGGGCTTATTAACTTGTACTTCAAACGTAAGGTCGCTAACGCGCAGGTAAAAGCGCTGGAGAAGTATGGCCCGACGGTAAAAGTGGGAGATGACTGACATGCCGATGACCAGCAGCCTGCGTAAAAAACTCATTGCCGCCGCTGGGGGTGGTGCAATGCTGATCGCTTCCCTGTTTCTGGGTGGGCAGGATGGCGTCGAAGGGCGCAAGTACGAAGCCTATAAAGACGTCGCCGGAGTATGGACCGTCTGCGATGGACATACGGGCCGGGATATCGTGAGAGGGAAAACCTACACCGATCGCGAATGTGACAACTTGCTATGGAAAGACCTGCAGCCAGCCAAGAAGACCGTTGATAGCCTGGTGAAAGCCCCGTTAAACGAGTATCAGCGCGCCGCGCTCTACAGTTTCGTCTTTAACGTCGGCTCTGATGCGTTCTCGAAGTCAACGCTGCTGCGCAAGCTCAACCGTGGCGATCATGAGGGAGCATGCGAGGAGATGCGCCGCTGGGTTTACGCGGGTGGTATGAAGTGGAAGGGCCTCCAGAACCGTCGCGAGATGGAGCGCAGTTTGTGCCTGGCGGAGAACAAAAATGAACTTTAGCCTTCGAACAGTTTTGCTGATCACTTTCATGGTCGTGCTGCTTGGTATTGGCTATGGCGAGCTACGTTACCGGAATGGCTGGTATGCCCACGCCGACCACATCACTGCTCTGGCCGCCAATAAGCGCACCAAAGCAGAGAAGGCGATTCAGCCTGTTGAGCAGAAGGCCGCGCAGGCCAGCGACGAAGGCCGCATCATCTACCGAACCATAACCCGCGACGTGGTGAAATATGTCCAGGATCCGAACCGTACCGTTTGTGTTTTTGATGATGAGTCTGTCCGGTTGCGGCAACAGGCTATCGACGCTGCCAACTCCATCCGCGGATTTGATGCAGCCCCCATGCAGGGCAAGTGATGCTGGCGCAGACAGCGACGCAGACCTGCAGGCGGATACTGAGACGGCGGAATGCCTCCGCCAGCTGCGACTGGATAAGTACCGCTGGCAGGCCTGGTATAATGCAGTAAAATAAAAAAAGCCCTCAGAAACAGGAAACCCATAATGCTTCTGAGGGAGTGCAAGTGCACAATCGTTACGATACTAAGTGTGCTGATTTAAGGGGTTTTTGCTGTGAGAATTAGCTGGAAAGCCTTTTAAGCCGTACAGGTAAAGTGTGTCAGGGCTCAAAAACTGACGTCGGTATCGTATTCATTGTCCCTTTAGTGGCCTATCCTGACTGCAACATATTGGAGCGGAGGGGATATGAAACAGCCTGTAGATCCTAACAAGGTGGTCGTCTGGCAGGTAGAGTTCCGGTTCTCAACAAAGACTATATCTCTCGGGCATGGCACTCACTTCATTCAGGCGCTGCAGAACGAGCCAGCCCACCAGCTCTATGACCGGTTCTTTGATGAAATCGATATTGAGCTCAGGGCCGAGCATAGCGATTACCAGCTGCGGAGCTGCAATATCAGGCCTGCTATTATGAAAGAAGACTGACCGCCTACGGGCGGTTTTTTATTGCTGAATATATGCCTGTATCGAGAGTAAATTTAAATAACGTTTCTTTGAGAAGGTAACAAATGACATTAGAAACATATATATAATTAACCTTCTCTGAATCTTCTTATCGACTCTTGTTCACTGATGTACTCAA